TCACCAGCCACCAATCCCCAATTAATCGGGTCTACATTGTCGTGATTATAGTCATGCCCATATGTAAGATTAGGCTCTGCGACTGATTGCGCATACTCGAAATTAGTCCGAGATGAGAAAGTGCAAGACACGCTGGACAATTCAACCCATTCCCCTTTTATTAATTTTACTTCGCGAGTATCAGCCATAAATCACCTTTAAATTTTAAAATATTTGAGGGTTTTCTTTTGCCCAAGACGTAATCAAATAAAGAATATTGTCAAATGAGAATTAAATCGCTCTCATAAATTCCAATATTTTCGGGGCAAAAAGTTCATCTGAAAGCTGTCGCCCGCCTGATCTCGCAGGAGCTGTCACATTAGGCGGGGCTTGATAATGCACACCGCCGTTACTCATCCAATCATTGCCATTGTTTGTGATTGCATCGTCTGCGGCCTCTTGCTGGCTTGCAAATCCGTCTGGTGTATATAGGTGCGTCTCAATAACGCCTTTATAACCGCGAGCCTCCCAATTAAAAACGCAGTCGTTTTGGTATTCGGTCATTACGTCTTGATATTGCGCTGTTGTGCCTGTCCCGCCCCGATCTGGCGGCGATACCAATATAGGCCGGATAATTTCACGGCCATATTTGGAATTAACGGCGTTGATTTCATCTAAAAACAGCGCGTCAATAGTCGTGCGTCCTTCCTCCCAAACGTCAAGATTTTGCATAAGTCCGCTGCTGTTCATGTCGTTTGTCCCGAATTGGATAAGAGACAAGACACGGCTATAATCCATATATCCGTAAGCCTCTAAGACACGCTCACGGAAAGCCTTTCTGTCTGTAGTTTCATATCCTGTTGCGCTTCCATATCTTGAACCGCCTACCGCTAATTCAACTGCTGAGGCATAAGGTTTAATTCTGGCGTCAAGCGTATAGAACCAAGGGGGGCTCTCAGTGTTTGAAGTCAAGCTGTCACCGTCCGAGATAAAGCCTTCAAGCTCTGGCACTGTCCCACCCGCCTCTACAATGTTCGCTCTCGCTATCTTGCAAAGGTCTGCAATCTCAGTGTCACTTAAAACCCTATCAGCTAAGGCAATCTGTCCGTATCGGTTATTCATGCGACTATTGATTTGTGTAGAGGTCTGACTAATTCCTGCATAACCACCAACTGAAAGGCGCTCTAAGAATAAAGGCTCCCAAGTGTGGTTGTCGTCTGTGTGAACAGGCACACCGTTTATATAAATCGTGTAATTATCTGCATCAACAGCAACAGCCATATGCACTGGGCCTTGATCTTTAAGGCTCATAATAATTTCAGACGTGACAGTGTTTAATCTTGGCTCAATATATGGTCGCCAGTTTCCACTAGAGCCATATGAGGCAAGCATACCGTCTGTATTTCGAGCGTTACTGTCGGATAGCTGGCGAGCGATACTTATTGCGCACATGGACGGAAACGTATCTGTTTTGTCGTTTCTAATATCCACCACGGCGCATAAAGTTATAGCGTTAAATTGCCGCCCTCCCGGAAAGCTGATAATTCCCGTTCTTTCATTGCCTGTAAGAGTAGGATTAATCAGGCCTCGATCATATGGTATAGAGCCTGTAAAAGCCCCGCCTGTTGATCTAAGGGGTAAGGTGTCATCAAAATTATGAGCTAAGACAGAGTTTGGCAATTCGATACCAGAAAAGCTGTCATATACTTCTAGCCGCTCTATCTCTACGTCAACGGCACCTTGACCCTGCCCGTTCTGGAACTGCAAGTTCTTTGCTGTTGTAAAGTCGTCAATCGTGACTTCTACTTTAGACCATTGATCTGTAATTGACGCGGCTGTCACGTCTGCCCCTGTTGCGCCATGTCCAAATAAAATATCTGCCGCTCCTGTGACTGTACGGGCATATATTGACGCTGTGATAGAAATAGAGCTGTTTGGCGTTCTGCTTATATTTGAGCCACGCAAAAGAATGACGGGTTGAAACTGTCCCGTAAATGCCAAGCGCGTAGCTTTATTTGGCCCTAATGTTCCGTCTTGGCGGGAGAGGTTAGGCTGTGACCCGCCTTGTTCATCTGTGAAGTTTGACGCGCCGTAATAAATATTCTCGCTTTGCTCAGTATGCAGATCATTAGCAATATAACGATTGTCAACGGCCTCGCTATTTTTACCGCTCCAAAATCCCAATAAGCCAGACGGGTAATCTGCGACTATTGGAGCTTGGGACGTGATAAACTCAAGAGAGGTTGACCCGAGACGTTTTGAGCCTGCGCCCGTATTCGTGAAGGTGTAGGCATAGCGTGAAGTGCTTTCAAACAAGTTACGGAATATGTCGCCTACTGACGTATTAGCCTCGGCTAGAGCTAAAGAGGTAAACACTGGCGCGGACGGGAATAGGACGCTTAATTGTGCCTCAATATTTGCAATGTCAATATCAGACGCCGCCCCGATATTGGTTCTTGCAACGGCCTTGTCTGTTTCAGATTTACCTTGCAGCTCATCATATCTTACAAGTGCGTTTGAATTAAAAGCCGCCTCAATCGGGCTTTCGCTCTGGTTTGCATCAAGCAAGGTCTGGACGACAACATCATTTTGATTTGTAATTGTAATCGAGTAATTTTCTGCAATGTAAATATCAGTAGGCGTACCGTTATTGACAATGCGACCGAATGAAGTTCTGAGCGGCAAGGCTGCGGGTTCTGTCAAATCATTATCAAGAAAAACTGGTGCAGGGTTTGTGATTGGGTCTTGCCCGACAAGTCCTATATATATTTTGCCATTGTTTAACGGCGTACCGTCTCGGTCAGTGAAAATTTGTGAGGTTGCAGCTATCTTGATCATTGGTAAGTCCATATTTGAGGTTTGCTTTTTTCGTTATTGTCAACAAAAAATAATAAATCAAGGGCATGGGCTAAATTGATTTACCCGACAAACAAGCCTAACAATGACTATGCGCTTTCCTTATTCAGATAATCGGCACCCTATGAACGCCGTTTATGAGGCCATGAAAAATGACCCATTATTTGAGAATTATAGCGAGGAAAGCATATATTTTCATATTCAAAATCAAGAAAGAATTGAGCGCAATACAGTCATATTAACCGCCATATTTCAGGCTATTGTATTGCTGGCTCTGTTATTTTTTGCTCTGCTCGGACTGCCGCCTGTCCCGCAATAAACGGGCCAATGCCGCCAGCTTGTTCCCATAGCTTTGAGGTTTTCTTTTGGGCTTGAGGGGATAGTCTTTGGAATATCTGCGCGGCCTCATCTGGCGTTCCAGACAAGCGCACGGCAAGAGCTTCTAGCACCGCAGGATTTTCCTTTGTGACCTTTGAGGATATAAGTCTGAAAGCCTTTTTAATGCTTTGGACGGGGGCTGGTATAACTTCAATAGCAGTTCCCGCCGTGCGTCTTACAGGGCCAGCGCTCGCGGATTGTACGCGCTTTAAAGCCTCTTGCTTTGGAGCCGTGGGCGAGCCTAATGACGGTCTAACCCGCCGCCCTGTCTGTGTTAGGCGGCTCTCGGCATCAATCATGTTAAGCATCTTCGTTGCTTGATCTTCGGTTAAAAGCTCTCTCAAGACGTTGCGGACTTTCTCGGCTTTAAAAGCACCGCCTGCATCATGTGATAGGGCTTTGGTCTGTAGCTTATCATCAATCGCCTGAATGACACCCGCAAGCATATGTTGCTTTTCGCCTTGGCTTAGACCTTGAACAGACTGTGCCACGTCATCGGCTCTCTTACTTAAGACAGATCGGCCCAACTCGAGTGCGCTTTCATTGGCTTTTTGTCCTGCCCATAACTGGCGAGCTTGTGCATATTGTGGCACCGCGTCCATTTCAGACAAAAGCTGTTCCTTTACCTTCATAAAGGCGCGTGACTGTGGGTTTCCTCCGCTTTTGCGTACTGAGGTTCCTATCATTCTATCAAGGCCCATTTTAGCATAATGGTAAGTCAATAGAGGATTGTCTGCTACGTCAATGCCTTCGTCGGCGGCTATCTTAGCGCCTTGAGCAAGAGCCTTTTTCATAGCCGGACGCTGTGATAATTGTGCTAATTCTCTTGACACCGTGAACGGCTCTGAGAAAGCCTCTTGATACAGTTTAGACCCTTCACCAGATAGCTTTTCGCCTATCTCGCCTTTAAGCGAATTAAAGTCTTTGGCGCCTATAATCCTTTTAACGGCTTTAGAAATACGATCTTGCTGGCCGCGTTGCTGTTCAATAATAGCTTTCTCAAATGTCTCTCGCGTTGCCCCGCCGGACGTGGCCGTACCCTCGGCAAATTCTTGAAGTCCTAATTTCTGAAATAATAACTCTGGCGTTTCGTCTGATAGATTAGCGAGTTTTTCTATGGCTTCGCTTTTTCCGATACCGTTTTGGCGCATGACCTCTTTTATGATGATATTATCAGCCTTGGTGATCTTGCCTCTATTAGCGAATTTAGACGCAATACCGCGAAATGCTTTAGCTGTAATAGGCGCGACAACCTCAGCCGCTTTGCCCCCTGCAGCGCCCAACGCCGCGCCTATAGCCGCACCTTGCGCTCTATCTGCAAGCCCCCCGTCCTCTGAGCCAGCCCCATAAGCTGCGCCCCCAACGGCTGAGGCTTTAACGGCGCCTAATTTAGCAACCCCTGCGCCGCCCGTTAAAACAGCCCCCGCCAATTCACTTGCAAGCGCGGTCTTGGGATTAGCCTCTTTTTGTTTTCTATTTCGCTCTTGTATCTGTTCAAGATTATGCCGCAATTTACCGAAACGAATATCAGCGGAACCGTCAAGAGCCACTAATTTATCTGCTGGAATTATAGACGCCAGAACAGCCTCTATCTCATCACCAAAGCCAAATGTAGCGCCCTGACCAATACCTTGCACAACTGAGCCAAGCTTTTCGCCTAATCCGTTCTTAGGCTCCTCTTGAGGGGCTTGAGCTTCAACGGGCGCAGTTTCGGCCTCTGGAGCGCTAAACTGTTTTTTCATGGCTGATTGCATGACTTCCGGCGTGGTTCCGTCTGGAAACTCTACTATTTCGCCGTTTGGCCCTTCAACAATAATCCCCATTGTCTAGCCTCCAACGGCTTCAAGTTCGCCTGTAGCTGCGTTAAATCTGAATTGTGGGCTTGCCGCGCTTGTACTTTCAGCCTGTGTCTGCTCGTCTGTTTCAGGGGTATAAAACACGTTTTTGCTATCGAGGCCATAGCGCTTTATTGTCGGATTTAAACCCGCTCTAACATCTTGCTCGCGTTTCTTTGCTGCCCCTAGTAATGATTTTGCTTGTGATTTAAATTCTTTACGTTGACCGGGTGTTAATCTTTCTCCGCTCATAATCTTATTGAATGTATTTCGAAACTTCTCTGGCGCTCCGGCTGCGTTCTGAGCTGTTGCAAATTCGCCTTCTCTGACAACCGACCCGGGGTCTATCATTTTCATGTAAGATGTGATCAGTGCAATGTCACCAACCGCCGTATTTTCTGCCGAATTGACACGCTCAAAGGCGTCTTGCGTTTCTGTGAATGTAGAGACTTCCGTATTATATTCCTTGCGTAGCTTTTGCTCCATATTGAAGCGCTTTTCAGGGTCGTTCACAACACCGCCGCCCTTACCCAATGCCTCGACCTCAAGCACGGCCTTACGTCCGGCAACACTTAGGTTCTTAGTCTCAACCATAGTTTTATTGATTTGAGCGCGGGTTAAGCCCTCTTTCAAGCCTTGTGAGGCCAATTCTGCATTTTGCTTGCGGATTTCCCCCGGCAATAACTCGCGCTTATTGTGGTGATTATCAATGGCGGTCAATGTGCCTGAAAAGTCGTCTGAAACTGAGGCTAAGAATAAACCCATTGAGGTTTTAGCGGCCTCTGGATTTTGCTTTAATATCGAAAGCATGGCCTTAGAACCAGCCGCGCTTTTTTTATCGCCGCTATTTTCTGCGGCCTCCAGACGGGTTTCGAGCAAAGTCTTTGCCACGTCAACATTGCCAGAGCTTATGGCAGAATAAACTTGCGCCGCTTCCTTTTGGGTTTCCATCTGAGCGGATTTATTAAGCAATTCATAACCCGCCTGAATATCTTTCGCCACGTCTGGGTGACGTGTAATCATATCCGCATAATCTTGCGGGGTCTTATTTTTGAGGTTTGAAAAATCGGTCAAAGCCTGTTGCTTTTCTTGTGCCGCCTTGATCTGTCTTTGAGCCTCGCTCTCTTGCAAATCAATTTGACGCTGTGAAACGCCAAGTGTTTGTTGTCGATATTCATTGTCTTTTACCGCCTGCGCCTCGACATGATCTTGCTGGCGTACTGCAAACTCATGCCCTCGATCGAGATTTTGCTGTGATAGTTTCGCGGCTTGGGCCTCAATAACTTTTTGGATAGGGCTTTGCACATTGGCGATATAATTAAACGGCTGCATATTAAAATCCCCCGCCAACCAGAAAGCGTGTCAGATCGCCAACCGTGCTATTAATAATCTGGCCTTGGGCAAGATGATTTCCAGCGATAGCCGCGCCCTGTGTCTGTTGTAAATTAGATATGTTCTGGCCCGTCTGCAATCCAACACTCGCTTGTTGTGCGGCACTGGCTTGCCCTAATTGCGCCGTGGTTCCAAGCTGTGAATAGCGCTGATCTATCGCCCTTGAAAGTAATTCCGGCCGTAATTCGGCAAGCGCGAGCTGTGTATTACCGCCGCGCAGCCCCCCTGTTGCGGACGCATTAGCGAGCAAAGCCCCCTCCCCCGCTCTGACTGTCTGTTGATATTGCGGCCCGTTTTCTATGGTAGACACGGCGTTTGTATATGCCTCCTCACCCAATGAGCCATTGAGCGCGAGCATTTGCGCGATAGAGCTTTCACCTGCATTTACGAAAGGCGCCAAGGTTTCTTGGACTTCTTCAAACTGTCGGCGCTGTTCTGCTATACCCGCCTCTGTGCTCGCTACTTGAGCGTCCGAGGCATTACTCGCGGCATTAGAGCTAGTTACAGCGCCAATCAAAGATGAACCTACAACGGCGGCGGCTACAACACTCATTTTCAATGCTCCATGATTAGCGTTTTGATTTTGTTAGTATCAAATAATTGAGAAAGCAAGCTATGCTCTTTCCAAATCTTTGATTTACTGACCATCAAATATTCTATAGCTTCCGGGTCTGTCTCATCTGTGGCAATGATATTTTGCCAGATAGTGTCCTCTAAAACATAGGCTATTTTCCGACCTTTTGGCCCCACATATGTTTGTGGAGCCTCTAATATTTTCGGGCCGTCTTTGGTAGCTATAATGAGCTTACCCTTAACCATATTATTAATTTGAGGCTGTCTATGGTAATGCCCGATTACGACTGTACCAGCTGGCATAAAACATTCTCTTATGCACACCCCGTCATGGATATAGTGCGTAACCTTACACTCGACCTGTGGCATATTAAGCATAATCTCCTCAGCCTGCTCTAACAAATCAGGGTGCGACAAAGATTTAGTCATTAGGGGTGTTCCAGCTCAATTCTAGTTTCTATTTTCTGTATGGCGCTGCGAATTGTTTCACTGGCTGTGAACATATTGCCCGTAAACGCGCCAAGGTCTTGAGAGTTTGCAGCCACACCAGACAATGTGACAAGATCGTCAACCTTCTTTGTAAGCGTTTCAATGGCGGTTTCCAAGCTCTGTAAGGCCTGCTTAATCGTGCGATTATCCGCTATCGTGTCACCTGTAAAAGCTCCAAGGTTTTGAGAGCCACTTGCGACACCAGATAAAATAATGAGGCTATCGCTTTTCTGATTTGCCGTTGCGCTGGATTGATTGGCAGTCTGTGCAGCCTGTGCATTAGCATCATTTGCAGCCGGTATGATAATACCCGCCGCCTGAAAGACAGCCTCAAAAGCCTTTATCATTTCATGGTTATTACCTGCAATTTGGGCGATTTGATTGCGTGACGGGGGCTTGAAGGGCATTAGTGTGCTAACCCCTCTATGACCATATCAAGGCGAGAAACAGAGATATGAGCGTCACTTGTGCCGGAAAACTCTTGCAGTCTTGTTTCACGCATACGGCCTTGACGATACCAAGTTATGTCCCGGGAACGATCACCGCGCTTTCCTACGCTCTTGCGTCTATACTCTGACCAATGCACCCCATCGTCTGAATGTCTTGTCATTATGTGCGGGTCATCACCAAGCGCCGCCCGTCCTGTCAACCCGACCAATTTAATCTCATGGAATAAAGCGCCTCTTGCCTGGTTATAGATTATCAGTGTCCCAAAATCCCAACCTATGACCTCGCCGTAATGGTGCGAAATATCGTCTACCATGCAGCCAATTCGGTCGCCTGTAGGGTCGCCAGCAACCCACTTTTCATAAACAAATACAAAATTATGAGCTTTATATCTTTCGGGGGTCAGTCTGCCACTATCAAGCGTGTGCCATACTTTTTGGCCCATTTCCTCAGAGGCTGTCGCATCAAAAACAAGCGTTTCATTTGGCAAATGGATATAGAGGAAATTATGATTTCTAAAGCGCCGCGCCTCAACTATAACCCGCGATAGTTCCTGCTCTGTAAACTCTCTCAGCTTTAAATCTACTTCGCGCGTTGACAGCTTTACAGACGTTCCAGCGCTTCCAATCCAGATTGCATGTTCTTCATTAAGCCTGCCGCCAATAAAGGCCAAGGCGTCATTAAAAACGGCTGAGGCATGAGTACCAACACACCCGCGCTGCACCTCTGCCCCTGATATTCTTTGAAAAGGAAACGAATTTACAGTGCCGCCCACATTGTCAAAATATTCAATGCTGTAGCGATTAATCACGGCCAGTTCATTGCGGATTTTCTTTATACCCACTATCGGGTCAGGGTCTACCTCAGAGGAGCCATAGCGAAACGGGGCAACGGAAAACGGGTCAAGCAAATCAGTCGCCACCACAAATTCACCGTCTGTCGTTAAAAAATAACCGTCAATCCAGACAACATCTAAAGCAACGCCTAAGTCTTGATCTGTCACCTGTGCCAGTGTGTTACCGTCATAAAGATATAGTTTTTCATCACTGGCAAGCGCGAGATAATCAAACGAATAAGTAAAGGAAACATTGCCGCCATTGTCTCCAACGTCACCAATATAGGTTACAACCCCGTCACTTGATATATGATTGAAATGCGAGCCAGTGACCCGGTATAGCTGGCCGTTCCAGTTAATCCCGCCCCTGTCTACACCAGACACGTCCGCAAAGTGATTAATCCCCTCAGCAGGTCTTAGATAGCCGTTAGAGACACCCTGCGCCTTTGGCACTGGCACCATATTGCGCGGGTAACGTGACCTATATTCGCCGCTATCGTCTGTGAATATACCCTTTAAAATCGGGACTTGCATTTGTGGTTATTCTCCCAAAGCATCAATCTTGGCTTTTTCCAAAATCCAGACAGCGTCTTTTCTTGTCATGTTATTTGACGACCTGATAAATAGACCGCCTTCTTTATTGTAACCCAAGACAAGGGCTTCCGTTAGTTTTCCTTTGCACTCTTCCAGCAATTTATCTGAGGTGATAAATTCTTCACAATCGTGAATATTAACGACCTTCGGCATACTATTTTTTAAGCTCTAAAATAAGCATGGTGACTTCTTCAACCCTTGGCACAAACCCTGAAATAGCATTGGCGCCATTGATTATATTTACCCGCGCTCTGGCCTCATACGTGATCTCATCCGTTCCCACGTCACGGTCAAAATAAAGACCCATATTAGAAAGCTCTGTAAGGTCGTATCTCTCGTCTGCATCTGGGTCATTGTCGCGAATATACTGCCCGAATTTCTTAGTTGCGATTAGCGAAAAAGCTCCCGTTCCGACCTTTCTGTAAATGTCAACATAAGCGGCGCCTCTAAATACATCGGCTGAGCCACCCGTCACAGTACCCAAATTCTGCACACCAAATTCAACGTCTAGGAATATGCTTATATTACCGTTTGAGGGTGTAATACTTTTAGTGATGATCGGCGTTGAATTTAAAGACGTGCTATTTGCGTTATAGGTCACAGACTGATTATTACCCTCGTAAGCGTCCTCGGGTAAGGTCACGGCATTATCTTGCAGTTTAACCGTATCAACCTGCAAATCACCTATATGAGCGGTTTGGATTGTGCCGTTAATCAGAATATTATCTGCATCAATTCTTAAGGTTGACGCGCTGCCGTTCACATCACTAAGGGCCGCGAGTTCAAGGCTTCCTGTTGCCCCACCTGCCGCCGCTCTAAAGACTATGCCAGCCTGTGCTCCTGCGTCCAGTGTCGCAATAGTCGTTGCCTGTGTGGTTAGCTGTGAGGTGTGACTGCCCACCGTTGAGGTCAAGGTGCTTAATGACGTTGCTTGCCCCTGTGACGTTTGCAAAATATTGGATATTTGCGAGGTGTGTCCGTCAATCTGTGTCGTGTGCGTTTCCAGCGTTTGAGTAAGTCCTATGTCAGCCTCGCTTAAGTTCATAATGGAGGAATTAATACCGCCGATAGAAACTTGAAGCGCTGAAATATCTGTTGCGAAATTAGCCGCCTCAGCCTGTTCAATCGTATTTTCTAGGTTCTCAATGCTTGTTGCCAAGGCCTGTAAATCCACACCCGCAACGGTTTCAGCAGCTTGATTGTTCGTACTCTGCACCGCCGCGTCAACCGTATCAGAGATAAGCGTATTAAAGACATTAAACGGGACAATCTGATAATCTGCGTTTAAATTACTGTAGACAACAATCAAATCAGACGTATTGAATTGATCGGCGGTTGTGGGTCTAGTAGTCATCGTTAAATCCTATATTCGGTTTCGGTTTGCTTATGCGATTATCTTCCGGCTGCGGTAATGGATTGAAGTTTCCAATCCGTGAATAATAGTCACCACGGCCCGAGGGGAGTGCCTGTCTTTTCATCGGTCTTACCTTCACATAATGCTTGTGCAAAGACGTAAACGCCTTGTGAGCCTGTGTCTTTAAGTTCATGCCTGGCTCTTTTCCGTATGTGTCACAAAGCTGTAGAGCAAGGTTTAAATAGATTGCACGTCTCGCCCTTTGGGGTGTTTGCGTGTCAACATCTATATCAGTGTTTTCGGGATTGGACGAAGCAGGCCAGCCAAACTGAATATCGTTTTCATGCCATTCTAGCATCATTGCATCAAGCTCAACCGCCGCGTCTTGAAGCTCTGAGGGTTCAGCATCATAGGCATATGAGGTCATACCTATTTTGCTAAACGCCTGATTGATAAAATTCCGCTTCGTCCAAGACATAGGCTATTCTTCTTCGCCTGATTTATCAGTTAATGGCTTGACCAGTGACGGTTCTTCGACATTATTTTCAGGCTCTGACCTATCAGCATTTTCTGCCTCAAGCTCATCAATCCGCGCTTGTAATTCGGTGCGCTCATTGTCCCTTGCGTCAATAATACCGTCAAGCTCTTTGATCTTGGCTTTGACCTTCTTAAGCTCTGCCTTGTTAGCTTTAGCCTCTTTTTTAAGATCGGCGATAGTCGTTTCAGCCTCGGCAATAGCGTCCTCAAGGTCTGCTACCTCCCCTGCATCTGGTACGTCTGGGGTGTCTGATTGCTCCACATCTTCGATTGCAACAGGCTGGAAACTAAAACCCTCTGGACAATCTGCGCCCTTTTCGTGGTCAATGATCTTTCCCGCGCTCCCATCAAGAGGATAAACCCAAGTCCGTTCGGTTTTCTTTTTGCCTGCCATAATCACAATCTCCATAAAATTAAATCAATGACGATTGCATAATATAAAAAAAGGGGGGCCGTAAACCCCCCAATTATTCTTAAATTATAAGTCTGGCTTATTGACCGCCTATGAGAATACCGCCCATTTCTGTATTGAGCATGTGACCTCGCGCCCACATTGTCAGGCGGTACGTGGTCGAAATGTCGTTAATCGCTGATTGCTTGGCGAATAGAATTTCCACCCCGCTATCAGTCGTTTCACGCATAACGTCCATGCCTGCAAACTCATCACCCGGTAAGCGTCCGTGAATGATCTCAACAGCGTTCTTGCAGAAAAATGTATTAACCTGCGCCGCATTGACATTAAGCCATGTGATAGCTGCACCAGCAGCCGCACCAGCCGTAACATTGGCATATTCACGCTCGGCTCTTGAAGCCCCGCCAACAGGAATAATGGCAGGCGTGATCTTAATGGTTGTGCCATTAACGACCTCAACAACACGGAAAGTCTTAAGCTGTCCTGTGTCGTCTTTATGGATATGGCCTACCGAATTTACACCAGCGATTGTGAAGGCGTCTCCTACTGCGACATTAGCAGTTGCGCTTACGGTCAAATCCATGAAGCGGTTGTCAACATTTTCACCAGCCGCATTAGTCGCGAGAGGCACATAATTTTGCGCACCCGCTACCGTAATTGCGCCGCCTGCAGCAGCACCCAAACGCGGATTAAATGAAGCGCGTAACGTCTCAAATCCACCGATAGGCTGGAGCTGTGAGCGCTGATAAGCAGACATAACAGGATTGTTCATAGTCTGGCGATTAGCGATATTCGCGGCGACATTGGCGGCATCACGCGGGTTAAATATCAAGCATCGTTCCATACCGATATTAATATCCTGCTCTTGCATAGTCGCCTCAGCCAAAGCCCCGTCAAGATAAGCGTCAATCTGTCCGGCCTTGGTTACAACCAAAGAGCCGCGATTTCCTACCTCTGTCGCAACAGAGTTATCAACCTTGGCAGATAGAGAAATGACCGCCGCTTTAGCCTTATCAGCTCTCCGCTTAGGGTCGTTAAGCTCTGGCGCTGATAGCTTGAACTTATGATTTAAAATATCATTAGTTGTCAGGCTGGAAGGCACTGAGAGCTGTGTCACACTATCATCACCAGCCGTAATGTCTAAACCTGTGATGATCTCGGCATTGTAGGGCATAGGACGCCTTACAGTTAAGCCTGATCGCTCAAACGTCTGCATGTCTGGTGTGTATAGAGTACAGTTTTTGGCCGTGATATTATTGGGTTCAAACCCATCTAACACGTCCTCGAAAAATATGGTTTCTGCTTCTGAGAAGGGCATATTTTATTCCTTTTGTTTTTGCGCTCGCTTCAAGCGTTGAACTTCCTTGATATCGCCTTTTGCTCGCGCGGCTTTAATTTGTTTCTCAAATGAACTGACAGAACCGCCAGCACCTTTAAGCCGATTTTCTGGCGTAGGCTTAGACTTGCTTTGACCTGTGACTTTCATGTTTGTTTCCTCTCTGGATATTGCAAAGGCAAACTCAATCGGGTCAGTGATCGCGGCCAGCTTAGCTAAACGCTTTGGATTTTTACCCAATGCCATTAAAATTAGTGGTGAGTTCTTAGAACCTCGCACGATAATGGCTTGTTGTGCCGGACTAAGCGCATCTATTGCGAGGGTTTCAGCCTCCTCGTAATCAGGGTGCGCCTCTAATTCGGCTCGTTTTTCGTTGTGAGAATTAAGACTGTCATTCCAAGATTGCTGCTCAGCTTTATGTTGTTCCTCGATTTCAGCTTGCGCGGCATCTATCTCGCGCTTTTCCTTCAACCAAGATTTAACATCTTTCTTGTAAGCATCCTCGTCATAGTCATGGTCATCTAAACTTGGCTCTTTCCGCAACTCGGTAACTTGTGCTTTTTCAGCACCAGCCGCCTTGATCGCTTCGAGTTCTCTTTCAGCTTTTTTACGTGCTTTTTGCTCCTCGCGGTGCCGTTTTCGCAACTGTCTGAAATTTGAGTTGTCCTCAGAGGGCTTGCCTTCTTCTTCGTCGTCATCGTCGCTTAAAGACAGAGATAGCGGCTTGTCTTCCTCGCTATCATTATCGCCCGGCTTGGCTTCGTCGTCCGTTTTGGACGCTTCATTGTCACTGTTTTCGTTGTTGGATTTTTCCTCAACAGTCGTTTCAGTGTCTACCTTTTTGGGGTCTAAACCTTCAATCTCTTGGGTTTCGATTTCGTCGTTTTTGGCTTCCTCTAATTCATCAGCCATGTGTCACCTCACTATCTCACTACGTCTGCGGGTAGTGGTTCCGCGTTCTGAATAGGCGCGATTTGTTCTACGCTCTCAGAACCTATCTGGTGGAAAGCTCGCATAGTATCAAGTAAATTCTTGTGCTTACTTTCATCAATTCCGGCTAAAATAGCCAATGTTTGAGCCTCGGCCTTGGATTTATCGGCCATAGCCTTCTCCATATTCGCTTTAGCTTGCTCGGCTTGGGCTTGTGCTTTTTGCGCCTCAGCCTGTAAATATATGGCCTGTGGGTCTTGCTTTTGTGCGGCTTGGGCTTGTGCCTCTGCCATTTCCTGCGCCTCTTGTTCGGTAGGCTCAACAACCCCCATTTTAAGCAATTCATGACGGGCATATTTTTGCAGCCCCGAGACGCCTTCGCCTTCCATGTTCATCATAGCTGTGAGAGACAAGACTTTCTGCCCCATCTCGTCCCTGATTACACCCATCATATTCGTGCATGTGCGGACTGTCGCGGCTTTACGTGAAGATGAGGCCGGGGCAACCTTTGTGTGAACATTAAATTTAGCATCTGCGATAGAGGCCTGATAACCTATCGTCTTGTCGTCTCTCACATAAGGTCGATTGATCTTAATGCTGGAGCTTTTCCCGTCTTGGTCAATGGTTTTCATCATGCGCCCGTCCTCGGCATAAATGTCCTTCGCCATTGAAAGCCAGATTTTGCCGCCTCTTGCTACGGCCTTGGCCATATTAGAAACATAGATATAAGTACGCGCATCAAGACGGGCATGTATCTGCTCAACAACCTCTTTTGACACATTAGACCTGATTTCCTCTGACCCGTCCTGTGTGCCTAGAATGTCGTTTAAATCGTCTCTTGTCATGGCATAGAGTTGAGCCAGTGCAGGTGGTATGTCCGGCGCTCTGGTATGTCCTATCGGCCCCGTTGCTATGACATTGCCCTCTTTATCCCTCATGGCGTTGAGCGTCAAAACGGGGTAGTTCTCTATTGCGTCATTTTCCCATATATCTTGGTGTCCTGCGTATTGCTCTGCGGTAACGATAGGCTTGGCCGTGGCTGATACACTGGCTATTTCAGCAAGGCGCGATACCTGCATATTGTTTAGTCTCTGCGCGTCAACGGCGTATCTGACATGTCCCGCGCACCGTTCTATCCCGTCTATATACCAGCGCTTGCCGTAAACTGGTACGATAGGAATTTGACTACCGGCAATTTCTTCGGGCTCGCCTACAACTGAATTACCATTGAGCATATACTTAACGACTTTGCGCTTCGTAATCGTGCGCTCATCGGCCTTGCTGTAACCCATAGCGGAAAGCTCGATAATCTTTTCCTCTGTCAGTTCATCGGCCATGAACATTTCGCGGTTGTCCTTGTCGCTTTCCATAGCGTACCAGACATATTTGACCTTCTTTTTCTCAACCCTGAAATACTCAGCAACCTTAATGCTGTCGTCCACAACCCATTCGAAGTTGTTATATTTAAGCGCGACCTGTGGCCATGTTGAGGGCTCCTCGTTAAACTCGGCCTTATATGCGTCTCTTGAATATGACGTGATTATAAACCCAAACATAGCGTCTGATTTGCTTTGTTTCTTGGCGTTCAAATCAAAGAACACCCGCACATCTGCATCATAAATAGGCTCCATGACAACGCGCACTTTGTCGTTTTCGGGGTCTTCGTCGTCTTCGTACTCAGTGGTAAAACGATAGGCGCCAAAGCCACCTAAAACGGCTTCCTCGAAAGCGTTGTCGTAGGCTTCATCTGCACTGCAATCTTGTTCGTCGGCGCGATATAGTCCGTCTAAAACCTCGGCTAGTTTGTCGCTGTCCTCGCCCTCGATAGATACAAAATCGGCTGTGATCGGATTATTTCTAAAGTCCGATATGATACGCATGGCCGCTTTATTGAGCTTATCCATTTCAAATTGCGGCTTATTGTCAAACGCCTCGCCTGTCGCACCTTCCCAAATGGCCCCGGACAATGTGGCAATACGACGATCTTGTCGGCATTGCTCGCGTGTTGTCCATTGTTGGTTCCAGATATGCGCCAATCGTTCCCGCGCCTCTGCGTGAATATCGGAATAGGGCTTTTCTTCGTTAATTTCCATTTACAGCCTGCCTCTTTTTCTTTGGCTTCGATATGGTGACGCTTGCGGTCTGGGCTTTACCAGTTCAACCGTTTCAATTTTCCGTGTTATAGAAGGGAAAAGGCAAGTCAAGCCCCACACCATGGCGTCCAGCCTGTCTGGTGAGCCGCTTTCGCCCATCCATCCGGCATTGGTCATAAGTATCATTTGGTTTTCAAGCTCGATAAATGAACCAAGATGAGAGACGCGGCCTTGTTCGTATAATGACGCTACTGGCTCAGCTCTTACATGCTTGCCCCGCGTGGCTCTGACCTGAATAAATACGATATTCTTGCGGATAGAGCGCACAGTATTTTCGACCATATCCCCGCCGTTATTAACCTCTCCAACTATTCCGTCCGCTTCCCATTTGTCGTGCAATGAGAGCGCCCTATTTGCCCATTGGTTAGGCGTACCCGGCATTGACCCATCCTCTAAGACATAGCCCTTATCGCCCTTACACGCGACCACAACAATGCCATGTTCGTTGCTTGTGTCCGTATTCGTCACGGCGGGGTCAACCGCTACAAGTATTCTGTCAAACGTCTCTGGTAGCTGGCTCTGGTCTATGCGGTAAACGTCTATGCTGCCCAATGACCAAAGCGCACCGGGCATGTCGCCTAAGATTTCCGCGCTTAATTCTTGCCGCCCTAATCTGGTGCCTGCATATTTATTGTAAATCTTTCGGATAAACTTAGCGGATAGGTTGCTCTTATTGTCGTCTGTATTGCCGCGCGTGGTATGCACAACCCCCTCTTTGCCTGCGATAATATCCTTTAGAACCTCAATCGGGCGGGGCGTGGTTGACACAAGCTGTCGAGGATTAGGGCCAAGACGTAAGCCAAACTGTAACTGATCCCATGTCTCACGCGCATATCGCCATTTGCATATCTCATCTGACCACGCAAGATCATGCTGCGGCCCACGTAACTGGCTTGGCTCTTGCGCACTAAATCCAAGTGCAATCGCACCATTAGGCCAGACAAGTTCTTTTGTTGATTTAGTCCATACGGGGCGCTCAGACTTGGGATAGCATTGTAATATCCCGCTATCGCCCTCAATCATAACACCGCGCAGATCGTCGTTAGTTTCAGCCACAAGAGCAATCCGGCCATACTTACCTGTCGCAACTTGCTCTTTAATCCATTCTGCCCCTGTGCGCGTCTTACCAAACCCACGGCCAGCAAGCAGCAGCCATATGTCCCAATTACCCTCTGGCTCTATCTGGTTAGGACGTGCAAGAAAACCGCGCCAATCGTAT